AATTAAGGAAAAGTACCACCACTACGGATTAGAAAAAGATGATGTTTTTAAGCATCAGCATTATGTTATCATAACTAGAAGCGGCATAGATAAAATTCAAGCAATAGAAAATATTGAAATTGACTATGAAGTGGTTAAATGCGAAAAGGATTTTTGTGTTGTTAAAGCTCATGCAAAGAAAGATGACAATGAAACATTTATACAAACATTCGGCTCTGCTTTAAAAGGTGGATTCAAAGACGGAAACTGTAACACTTGGTATGTCATGGAAATGGCGGAGAAAAGAGCTATGAGCAGAGCCGTACTCAAGCTAACAGGCTTCTATGAATTAGGAGTTTTTGGGGAAGATGAAAGTGAGGATTTTAAACAGAAATAATATAGGTTGTGAGCAAAAATATCCCATCGTAAAGTTCGTGACTAGGAAATCCCTAGTGGATATGCTCACTTCCTTTTTTTAATAATTAAATAAATAAATAGACATGGAAATTATAGGTAAATTAGTACAGAAATTAGAAAGAGAAACGGGAGTTTCAAACTCAGGAAAAACTTGGGAAAAACAAGCTATCCTTGTAGAACAAAATGTAGACTACAATAAGGAAGTAGTAATAACTTTCTTTGGGGATAAGATTAAAAGCATTAGAGATATTGAAATAGGAAGTGATGTAAGTGTTTCAATTAACTTATCTTCAAGGGAATACAACGGCAAATACTATCATAATATAGATGGGTGGTTTTGTGCTAAATTAGGACAAGAAATAGTTGGTAAAAACTTGTTAGATAATAAAGACACTATGCTTAATGGAGATGACTTATTCTAATGGCAAAGGTAAATTATTCAAGCTCAGAAGAAACTTTTAAAGGCTTATGCAGACTCACTACTGAAGTCTTGGGCTTATCAAAAGATTCACTTTCTTTAAAAAGTAGAAGAGTTGAACTACAGATTCCAAGAAGTGTAGCGAGTGTTGTTGGTAGAATGGTAGATGATATACATCCAACCGTCATAGCTAAAGTAATCAATAGACATAGGTGTTCAGTTTATCATTATGAAAACACCCATAAATCTAACTATGCAAATTGTGAAAAATACAGAACTATTTTTAATAAGATTTATAAGGCTCATAAAGACTTAGAAGGAGCTAAAGATTTCTTTTTAGATGGTGATTATATGAGGGTGTATTTATTAAAAAGAGGCGTTTCAGTTACTTATGATGGTGATGTTTCACTAGAAGTTAAGAGTGGACAAGTCAAGTGTATAATAAAAACTTCTTACTTTGACTACAGTAATCAATTAGAAAATATTAAATTAGCCCTCAAAAATTATCACTTTACAGTAAACATTATATGAAACACCTTTTAAGCAGCTCTGCATTTTTAGTATTGAATAAAGAATTAGCTAGACAGGTAGGATTAAAAGAAGCCGTACTACTTGCTGACCTAATTTCTAAAGAAGAATATTTTATAGTTAACGGAATGACGGATGGCTGGTTTTTTAATACTGAAGCCAATATAGAGAGAGATACTACACTAACTCCCTATCAACAAAGAAAGTGCCTTAAAACTCTTAAAAAAGCACAACTGATAGAAGTTAAGCGTAAAGGAATACCTGCTAAACAACACTTCAAAATAAATGAACAACTAGTTGTTAAGTTACTAAACAACTTGTCAGCTACAAACTTAACTTCTATTAATAAGAATAAAGTAATAACAATACATAATAAATACTTTAATAAGCCAACAATTTTAGATGTTGAAAATTATTGTATCTTACGAAAAAATAATGTAGATGCTGAAGCTTTTATAGATTTTTATGAATCAAAAGGTTGGATGATTGGTAAAAATAAAATGAAGGATTGGAAAGCTTCTGTAAGAACTTGGGAAAGAAAAGAAGTAAAAAAGCCAAAATCAATGAGTAAAATACATCAGCATTTACAAAAGAATATGAATGTAAAAGAAAAACTTTTAAAACAATTAAAAAATTAAAAAAATGAGACAGATTAAAACAATGACAAAAGAAGATTTGCTGATGTGTTCAGTAGATTTAGTTAGCAAGACTTACATAGGTTTAGGACAAAACAATGTAGAAGAAGATACAATAATGATAATGTCAAAAGACTTAGCCAAAGACTTAGAAAGAATCTATAAAAACTTTTATTTTGAAGATGCTGAAAATGCTTTTTATGAGGGGATAAGAGCAGACATAAAAACTGATTTTATACACTTTAATATTCCTATCTATATTAGATGGTTAAAAAGTCATAAATCATTAATATGGGAAGCTAGGGCGCAGTTTGATAGTGGTGAAGACCCTAAGCAAATTCTATATTATAGACCTGAACCAAAACTATTAAAATGAAAACTAAAGAAGTAGTAAAACAATTACTAATAGATAAACCTCATTTAAGAGATAGCGACCCTAAACTGATAGCTACTTATTGGTTTATGGAATTAAAAATAAAAAAAATAGACCCGACTAATATAAATGGATTAGAATTTATGCACCTGTTTGCTAATGGTAAACTGACCAATATAAAGACTATTGAAAGGATGCGCAGGAAACTGCAAGAAGAACGTCCTGAGCTTAGGGGTAAAATATATATTGCAAGAAAGGGAACTATTCAGGATCAATGGCGTAAAGACTTAGGCTATGAAGTCAGTTAATAGTTTAAGTGGTGGCAAAACTTCAAGTTATATAGCAGTAAACTATCCTGCTGACTATAATGTATTTTCTTTAGTTAGAACCAATGATAAACTTTGTCAATATCCTGACAAGAAAGTCAGGCAAATTGTTTCAGATTTATTAGGGTGCGAATTTGTAGGTACGACTGAGCAGGACAATATAATAAAAATTATGCTTGACTTGTCAGAAAGAATTGATATTGATTGGGTTACAGGAAAACCTTTTGAAGATATAATAAGAGGGGGGGCAAATAATAATAAAGGAAAGAATGGAAAATATTATCTACCGAATATTATGGTAAGATATTGCACTACTCACTTAAAAATGAAACCAATATTTGAATGGTGGGAAAAGGAATTGAATGAGGTTTGTGAAATGAGAATAGGCTTTAGAAAAGGTGAAGAAAAAAGAGCTGAAAGAATGAAGGCAAAACTTACTGAAAGTGGAACTGAAGAAATAAAAATAGTTGTAGGCAAACACGATAACGGAAATAATAAGTGGGGTTTGGTAGAATGGAGAATACCAAAGTTTCCTTTAATTGAAGATGGATTGAAAGCAATAGATATTGAAAATTACTGGAATAAAAATAAGTGGGTAGGATTTGAAAAAGGTTACTACAATAATTGTGTTGGGTGTTTCCATAGAAGTCCTTTGTTTCTAAATAAAATGAGCCAAGAGCATAAGAATAAAATGGAATGGTTTGCAAGAATTGAAGAAGAAAATTCACCGAATACATTTCGCAAAGATGTTACATATAGAGATATAATGAATTGGAAACCACAAACTGAATTATCTTTTGATGATTTTGATGAATGTGATAGTGGCTATTGCGGATTATGAAGTCGGTTAGCAAACTAAAGAAAGAACTTGATAAATACTTTAGCCTTTTTATTAGGCTTAGAGATGCAACTGAGGAAGGGGTCGTACAATGTTTCACGTGCAGCAGAATTAGTCATTACAAATCAGGAATGCAAAATGGTCATTTCCAATCTAGGCGACATCATTCAACTAGATGGCATGAAACGAACTGCCAAGTACAATGTGTGAAATGTAATATGTATGAACAAGGTGAACAGTTTAAGTTCGGAATAGGATTAGACTCTAAATATGGTGAGGGTACGGCTGAAGAATTAGAATTTTTAGCACTAATGATTACTAAGTTCAGCAGGGTAGATTATGAAGATAAAATAAGTTATTATAAGGACGCTGTTAATAAATTAAAAAAGCAAAAAGGAATTGAGTAAAAGATTTCTTAAATTTGGTGGATGCTAAAACCAATATATTCAAGCTCCGAACATGAGGCTATAATTGAAGCCTATGTGCTTATGTGTCAAGAGTTTGCAAAAGAGGTTAGTTCAGAGAGTAGATACAATAACTACATGGATGTAGTTTCTACAATTATTGAATATCATAATTCCTATGGTGCAGGAGTAAGAGAAAATAATTGGTATGATTGGCTTATGATTATACCTATAAATATGTCAGTAGCTACAAACGGGTTCTTTGCAGGGCTTGAAACAAATAAAAACAGGGCGGTAATTAGAGCCTACAAAACGGTTCTTAATGAAATGGTTGGTGACACTGTAGATAAGATAGATGAATTAAAAGAAACAAGTGAATAAAATCTATCTTGAAATATCTAAACTAAGTGATAAATTCAGGAGGATGTGTTATGGTCTTACACAAGACAAGCAAGAAGTTGATGACGCTGTGCAGGAACTTTACTTATATTTCCTTCAAATGAATCCTGAAGTGTTATCTAGAATTTGGGAAAAAGACGGGAAACAGGGAATAATAAGATATGGGGCAGTAGTTTTAAGAAGGGCTTTAACAAGCCCAAGAAGTCCTTTTTATTATAAGTATAAAAAATACTACACTAATTTAATTGGAGTGTATATGACTAACACCAGTAAAGACAATTTTCATAAGAGCATTTATAGTATTCCTGAAGAGGTTGTAGAAAATATAGGATTTAAAAAGCTAGATAAAATTGATTTGGTTTTAAATGAAATGTACTGGTATGATAGGAAGGTCTTTGAACTTTACTACTATGAGGGTAATACACTTGATACACTCGCAAAGAAAACAGGAATCAGTAGGAATAGTTTATTTAAAACAATAGATAAAGTAAGAACTATTTTAAAAAAAGAATTGAATGAATAAGTTTTTTGTACCTGATGAAATATATGAAGATAGAATGGCTATCTGTAAAGGTTGTGTTTATTACGCAAGTCTTTTAGGAAACTGCACAGTTTGTAAATGTTTTATGAAAATTAAATCCAGAATTTCAAGTCAAAGCTGTCCACAAAAGTTTTGGGATAAAACTTCAGAAGTAATAAAAGCGCCTGATGATTTACCTGAAGAAATAATTGCTGAAATCCTAGACCTTTGGAAAGATTTAAAAACAGGAAGGGCAAAAAACATAGAAGCTAAAAAGAAAATGATAACTTTGTACAATGTAATCCATAACACTAATTACGGAGTCGGGACTTCTTGCGGCTCTTGTTTGTCAACTTGTTTTGATGGAATAAAAAAATTATATAATAAATATAATGGCTAAAGAAAAAATGTATTGCCCTAAAACTATGGGGACTTTCAATATGATGTTCGGCTTTGACCAACCAATAAAATTTATAAAAGATAAAAGAATTAAATTAAAAAAAATAGACCATGAAAGAGCAAAGAAAATACAAGACCATCAAATGGGTTTTAAAACAGCATATTGAAAAGGCTACAAAAACTCTTTGGACTTGGGAACAAGGGAAAAAGGAAAACTTTACTTGTATATATGAAAACTACAAAGACAGCTTAACAATATACACGCCTATTCAACTATTAAAAAAATTAGAAGATGCCGATACCAACTGACTATTATAAACCGAAAATGACAAAATATAAATGTAAATGCGGAAAGACTAAAGAACTTTCAAAAGCTACAATAGTTCATGTAGATGGAGATTGGGAGTGCAAAGAGGCTTTGTGCAAATGTGGAAAATATATGCAGTCAGAACCACTTGAAGGAATGCCTAGCCTTAAACGTACTGAAGAATCTTTAAGTAATAAAGGGGATAAGCTTTGGGATGGAGCTAAAGAAAAACTAATAGGCGAAAGAGGAATAAATGAGGACTTCTAATGATAATAAACGGCAATAGCTTAGAAGAATTAAAGAAGTTTCCTGATAATTACTTTCACTCAGTAGTTACAGACCCACCTTATGGATTAGTTTCAATTACAAAAAGATTTGGTAAAGTAAATTCTGCTCCTGCTAAATTTGGTAGTGATGGTGTTTTTCAAAGAAAAGCAAAAGGCTTTATGGGAAAAGAATGGGATGGTTCAGGAATTGAATATAATATAGAACTTTGGCAAGAAGTGTTTAGAGTATTAAAAGAGGGCGGATATTTATTAGCCTTTGGTGGAACAAGAACCCATCACAAATTAGCAACTTCAATAGAAGATGCAGGATTTGAAATAAGAGATATGATTGCTTGGGTATATGGTAGTGGCTTTCCTAAATCACATAATATTGGAAAAGCATTAGATAAAAATAATGGTCAGTCTAAAATTGAATTAAAATTTGTAAAGTGGTATAGAACTGTTGGTATTTCTGCAAAAGAAACAAATAAAATTATTGGAACAAAAGATACAGGTTCTCATTATTTGAGATTAGACCAACCATATTTACCAACTAAAGAATCTTGGAGAAAATTAAAACCACATATAAAAATGGAAATTCCATATTGGGTTGATAAATTAATTAAACGAGTAGGGGCAGAACGAGAAATTATAGAAAAAAAACGAGTTCAAAGAAATAGTAGTAGTTGGAATAGTGAGGGTATGCTTGGAGTAGGCGAACAAAATTTTGATATAACTATTCCTAAAACAGAACAAGCAAAACAATGGGAAGGGTGGGGAACAGCTTTAAAACCTGCATTAGAACCTATTACAATGGCAAGAAAACCCTTTAAAGGAACAGTAGCTGAAAATGTATTGACTAATGGAGTAGGTGGTATTAATATAGATGGGTGTAGGATTGAAACAAAAGAAAATTTAAATGGTGGTGCTTATAAAGAGGATGGAGAAAATGTTGCTCATAAAAGTTGGGGGTATAAGCCAAAAGTGAATAAAGAAAAATACGAACAGCCAATAGGTAGATTTCCTGCTAACTTTATACACGATGGAAGTGATGAAGTAAAAGATTTGTTTCCTAATACTAAGAGTGGTGGCGGAGGAAAGTTTAAAAACTCTGTTTTTGCAGGCGGTTATGAAACAGACGACACAGATTATAAAGATTCTGGCTCTGCAGCAAGATATTTCTATTGTGCAAAAGCAAGTAAGAAAGATAGGAATGAAGGGTTGGAGGATTTTGAGGAGAAAGAAGCACCTAAGTTTAGTGGTGGCGAAGAAACTCGTGAAGATAAACCTTCTTTAAGACCCAAAATGGCTAACCACCATCCAACAGTAAAACCTACTGACTTAATGAGATACTTAGTAAGACTTGTAACGCCTAAGAACGGAATAGTATTAGATTGCTTTATGGGTAGTGGCTCAACAGGAAAGGCTTGTGCCTTAGAGGGCTTTGAATTTGTAGGCATAGACTTAGACAAAGACTATTGCGAAATAGCAAAAGCAAGAATAGACAAAGCACTAGAAGATAAGAAACAAGCTGAAGCACAACAAGAATTATTTTAAATAAATAACACAAATTTCTATTATATACTATGCGACAACAAGTTAAGCTACACAAGATAAAAGGGAATCCATTAAACCCTAGAGTCATTAAAAATGATAAGTTTAAGAAGTTAGTCAAGTCTATTCAGGAATTTCCTGAGATGTTAAAGCTAAGACCTATTATAGTTGATGAGGACTTTATGGTCTTGGGTGGCAATATGAGATTAAGAGCAAGTAAAGATGCAGGACTTAAAGAAGTATGGATAGAAGTAGCTGAAGGATTTACTGAAGAACAAAAGAAAGAGTTTATCGTAAAGGACAATGTAGGGTTTGGAGAATGGGAATGGGATATGTTAGCTAATGAATGGGATAGCGTACAACTAGATGAGTGGGGGATAGATACTTGGCAGAATTTAGATGATATTGAAACTAGTGATGTTTTTAGTTTACCTGAAGGGGATAAAGCTCCGTTTCAAAAAATGACATTTACTTTAGCAGAGCAGCAGGCAGAACAGATAAAAAATGCAATAGCTGATATTAAGAAAACAGAAGAATATAAATATTGTGAAACAATGGGAAACGAAAACAGTAATGGGAACGCACTTTATTTAATCGTAAGTCAATGGGGAGAGCAAAAGAAATAATACTGAAGGTAATACAAAGTAAGATAGCTAATGCTTTTATAAAGAAGTATCATTATTCAGGCAAAGTAGTTCAAAACTCAAATTTGCATTTTGGTTGTTTTTTAGATAATAAATTACACGGAGTTTTAAGCTATGGCTCTCCGATTGATAAATCAAAGGTTTTGTCTTTAGTTCAGCCTAGTTTATGGAATGAAATATTAGAATTAAATAGAATGGCTTTTGATGACTTTTTGCCTAAATATAGTGAAAGCAGATGTATAGCAATTAGTATAAGATTAATAAAGAAGAACGCACCCCAAATAAAATGGATATTATCGTTTGCAGACGGAACTCAATGTGGTGACGGAACAATTTATAGGGCTTCAGGGTTTTATTTAACAGCAGTAAGAACCAATAAAGACCTTATACAACTTGCGAATGGTTTTGTGTTTCACGAGCTAAATAGTAGGGATAGGGGTAGTATAATTGGGCAAAAAAGAAGTTCAGATGGGTACACTAATACTGTAAAATGGCTAAATGATAAATATAAAGGGTGGAAACGATTAGAAGGTTATCAGCTTAGATACATTTACTTAATAGATAAAACTTGCAAAATAACTGTTCCTGTATTACCTTTTAGCGAAATAGATAAACAAGGAGCAGGAATGTATAAAGGAGAAAATATAACATTAAAAGAAAGACAAAATGCGTGATTAGCATATACAGTAATGCATTGACTATACCAAGTCAAAGAAGGGGTGCAATTCCACCATCACGCTCTAACATAACATTTAAAAATGGAACAAAATAGAACAAAAATAGCAAAGGAGCAAATGCTTAAAGCACTAGAGGGAAGTCTAGGAATAGTTACAACAGCTTTAAAGTCTTGCGACCTTTCAAGAACTAACTACTACAAGTGGTTAAAAGAAGATGAAGACTTTGCTCAAAAAGTAAAAGATGTAGAGTTAATAGCTAAAGATTTTGTAAAGTCTAAATTCTATGAATGTATAAAAGACAAAGTACCTTCAGTTGTAATACATGGAGCTAAGAACATTTTAGGAATGAATGAAACAAATAGGCTAGACATAACTTCAGGTGATAAAGCAATTAATATGCCTATAATAACATTTGTTGAAACTGATACTGAATAAGAAATACAATCCATTATTTAAATCTGACTGCCGTTACTTTATAATCACAGGCGGTAGGGGTTCGGGCAAGTCTTATGCTGCTACTGTCTTTCTGACTTTGCTTACTATGACTAAGGGTATTAGAATACTCTTTACAAGATTTACTATGACCTCAGCTCACTTATCAATTATCCCTGAGTTCTTAGAAAAAATAGGACTGCTAGGATTTGAAGATGTCTTTAGTATTAATAAAGCTGAAGTATTAAATACGAGCAATAATTCAGATATTCTATTTAGAGGTATTAGAACTTCAGCAGGAAATCAGACGGCTTCATTAAAGTCCCTTCAAGGCATAAGCACATGGATTTTAGATGAGGCTGAGGAATTGGTAGATGAGGACATCTTTGATACTATTGATTTAAGCATTAGAGAAAAAGACATACAGAATAGAATCATATTAATATTAAATCCTGTAACTAAAGAACATTGGATATATGACAGGTTTTTTGAGAGCAAAGGTGTTGAGGGGGGTTTTAATGGCGTTAAAGACAATGTATGTTATATACATAGTACCTACCTAGACAATAAAGATAATCTCTCACAGAGCTTCCTAGAGCGTATTAAGACCATAAAGCATAATAACTTTAAACAGTACACTCACAAAATTATGGGCGGCTGGTTAGAACGTGCCGAGGGTGTTGTATTTGATAATTGGAGTATTGGAGAATTTAATCCTGACAACTTACAGGTTTCTTGTGGTCTTGATTTTGGGTTCTCAATTGATCCTGACTCTTTAACTTCTGTCGCTATAAATAAGAAGCATAAAAAAATATATCTTAAAGAAGAGGTTTATCGTAATGGCTTAAAATCACATGAACTAGCTGCAATCATTTTAGATAAAGTAGGGCAAAGCCTGATAATAGCTGATAGTGCAGAACCAAGGCTAATTGCAGATTTAAAACATTTAGGGGTTAATATAAAACCAGTCAAGAAAGGAACTATTGAAAGTGGAATAACAAGGATGCAAGATTATGAATTAATCATAACACCTGAGTCTACTAACATAGCTAAAGAATTAAATAATTATGCCTTTCAAGACAAGGGCAGTAAATTATATATTGATAATTGGAATCATGCTATTGATGGGATTAGATATAACGTCATTTATCATTTAGACAATCCTAATGCTGGTAAGTATTTTGTGCAATAGATCTAGTAAACCCCATTTCTGCTAACATAAGGGGACAAATATAAAAAAAGGGCTGCTAATAAACCAATAGTGCAGCCCCCTTTAAACAAGAATAATGAAGAACGGGGCAAAGATAACATTTTAAACTAAATAACAACTATTTCTATTATATATTAAGACTATGAAACTAAAGGTAAAAAAAGAAGGAAAGCAGGAAACTTATAATTTGATTAACTCTTGGGCAGAAGTAACGCTTGAAAAATGGTTACAGATTATAAAGATTGAAACAGGAAGCAAAACAAAAGAAGCAGAAGAAACAATAGCAGCTTTGTCAGATATGCCTAAGCAGTT